GTTCAGCAACTCGCTCTAGATCCAAACCCAGGTCTTCAGCAAGATTAGCACAGTACCAAAGTACATCACCAATCTCTTTGGCAATTTCATCGCATTGGTCTGCGGTCAAAATTTTCGCGTCGGTGTCACGCATTAGCTTCTTAATCTTTTCAGCTACTTCCCCTGCCTCACCTGCTAGGCCAAGGGCTGGGTATAGCGGAAGATCCCACTCTTTGCTTTTTGGATAGATAGCGAAGCTGATCGCTTCCTCTTGATAGTCGTTGAAGTTCATGATTAGATGTAGTTAACGTGGACAGGATTGTCTTCAATCATGTAATTGATAAACCTATTTTTGTTATTGAACATGCATCGGGCACAGGAGGAGGCCCTGAACTTATCATAGCGATTCTTCTTGGATTCTGACAGCCAATACTCTTTAAATGTTTGATCTTTGATAGATCCCATATCGCCGTGATCATTATATGCGTTGTTACAACAAGTGTAGACTTTTAGATCCCCACCAATGTATGTGTTAAGATGCATGTAAGAACAGAAATCATAGTCAGGTCTGTGTTGCTGAAGATCAGAAATACGGTCTCCAAATAGGTTGAATACTTTAAACTCGTCAGTCTCAAAATCTTCTTTAGCACGGCGCGTTAACTCCTTAGCCTCTTCCCAATGTTCCTTGTGATAATCAAAGTCTTCTGGAGTGAACACGGCACTGATGCGAGCATTATCGACACCAAGCTTGCTGTAGATCTCTACCGCATCATAAATCTCTCTCCAGTTTTCTTTAGTGACAACAAATCCAACTCCGATTACCAAATCAGATCCAGGCAAATTGTTGCGAGCCTCTACAACTTTTTTAATGTTATCCAAAGTTTTTTGGAAGAATGTCTCTGGAACTTCTCGGACCTCTGAGTAGGTTTTTGCCTTACCAGCGTCAATCGAGAATCTAACCCATTTACCTTGTGCCAGAATCTCAGGAACTCCAGGGCGCATGATGGTCCCATTGGTCACTAGAGCAAGATCCATGCCTTTGTCTAGTGTGTATTGAAAGATCTCCTTATGCTTTGGGTGAACTGTGGGCTCTCCACCGCCTGTGTACTGGAGAGCTTTAACACCTAGCTCGGCACAATCATCAAGAATCTCGACACACTTCTCATAAGGGATCATACGATTGGGGTTATTGTTAATCATACCCTTCACCGCGTCCCACTCACCGAAATTCTTATTGGATGTGTAGCCCTCCATTCGATAAGCACAGAAAGAACAGTTATGGTTGCAGAGGTCTGCGATAATCAACTGAACCTGTAGAGGTACAGGTTGCTTACCCTCTTTAAACTGCTCAATACGATCCGTATGGTGAGCAGCCTTAAAAGGGCTATAAACATTAGGGTCTTGTTTCATAGTGTATTATAGTGTGTTTTGAAAAATTTTATACTAAAATACTGGGATTACATCGGCCTTGCAGCCACCAAACCACCACATGCATTCTGCAAAAGTGCTCAGTCGGCAAAGGACCAGCTTGTCGCACTTAGCTCCCAGCAGCATCGTAGCTGATGAATATTGTAGTTGAGTAACATTGTCTGGCTGAACATACAGAACAACCTTAACATTCTTATCTTTCAGATAGTCAACATAATCTTGCAGAGCTTCAACCCTGTCTGCCGTAACAAAAACAGTATCAACCTCTGGTAGGAACTTATCTATTGCCTCACGATATGTTTCAAAATTATAGTCTCTCTCTACACCATCTCTGATGCTTGTACAGTTAGGAGGATCGCTCTGATGCGTCCAGGTTCTTACTTGAACTCCTAGCACGCGACCTTCAAATTCTTTAGATACCTTTTCAACCTCCGACAGCACCTCTGGTCTCCACTTTATCCGTTTGATGCCTCTTTGAATTCTGTCATAAACCTTATCGCATATCAGACTTCTATCGTAGAACCAATCAATCGTTTTTTCAGAAAAGAAAGGAGCGAGTTGTTTGTTCGCAATATTGGGATGATCCCCAAGGGCTTTCGCATCATTGATCAGATCAGCTTGCTCTTCTTCCTCAGACTCTAAGATGAGAAATCTAGCTGTAATAAAAGAAACACCAAATTCAGCAGGACTCTTACAAATCAAGCTACTATCGAATATTTCACTATGGTCCGCGTCAAAGTGGATTGTGTGGTTTGGTAATACATTAGCTTTTCCTATGCTTAACGCCGTAACAAAAGATTTAATCATGTTACACAATCCAGACCGTACTTCAACTGTAAAATTCATACCACAAACTCCTCAAGTAACTCTCTCCATTTCTGCATACACCTCTCTAGTGTATATTCTTTTGAATAATACTCACGAGGACTAAACTGATCTAAGTTATCAACAACATATCTGATGGTCTCTGGGAACTTGTCGTCTTTGGCTACGATACCCCAGGACTTATCATCCACTCTATCCAAGTAACAGCCCATGGGCCTTGCAACCATGGGTACATCACAAGCTCCAATCTCAATGCCAGCAAAATGACCCTCTTCATTTCCTGAGGTACAGATGGCGCATACACAAGAATTAATTAGTAACTTAACCGTGTCAGCATTCACTTTATTAAATATACGAACTCTACTTCTATGCTCCTCTGGGATGGCACTCAGGGTTGTATCGTCCTTCATTACGAGACAAAAATTAAAATCAGGCATTGTCTCGATAAGTTTCAGAACTCTATGAAACCCCTTTTTCTCATAAGAAGAATCTCCTATGAATAGGATAGAATTAGGTAACACATCAGGATGCCTTTCCGATGTTGGCTTGAAAAAATCAAAATCGGAAGATTGCTCAATAACCCTTTGATTTTTTGGATTGATTCTGCCTTCGTAAAGTTTTTGAGTTTGCTTAGATGCAAATACCACACAGGTTACTGAATTAAGAACTTCAGTTTGCATTGGGTCATTCATTGTGTCCTGAACCAAACAAAATGTTGGGACATCAATATTTAGCTTACGAAAATAACTTGCATTCCTGATGATATAATCAGGACGAGTTGGCAAACTCTCTATGGTAGGTGCAAGGATGCGATAGTCTGTGTAACCATTGCACTTATCTTCTAGCCCTGGGAACTCATCTAGTAGATGGTGCCAAAAAGTTCTAACATTGGGTATACAAGTTAAGCAGTCGTTTACCAACCACCCAACTTTATTATCTAAATTACTCATACCTTCTCCATCCAGTGATCTACCATTTCATGCACCATGCTTTCAAAGGTGTATTCAGGCTCCCAGCCTAGTTTTTCACGAATTTCAGTCGAGTCTCCTTTGAGGAAGTCTAGCTCTTGTGGACGAAAATACTTAGGATCAACAGTCACATAGTCTTCATAGTTAAGACCTAGATGTTTGAAGGTAACTTCACACATGTCACGAATCGTGCGGCTTTGTCCTGTAGCCACAACCCAGTCCCCTGGCTCGTCATAATTCACAATCATATTCATGGCACGAACATAATCCTTGGAGTGCCCCCAGTCTCTAGATGCATTTAGATTGCCTAGCGCCAGCTTATCACGCTTTCCCTTCTTGATCTCTACAGCACCTTTCACAATTTTGTTGGTGACAAAGTTTGAACCACGGCGAGGAGACTCATGGTTGAAAAGGATGCCATTACAAGCGTGCATATCGTAAGCAGCACGGTAGTGGCGGACTAGATTATAACCCATGACCTTTGCACAGCCATAAGGAGATGTGGGAGTCATGGGCGTAGTTTTGCGCTGGTATCCATCAGCGTCAACCGAGTTACCAAACATCTCTGAGGAACTCGCTTGATAAAACTTTATCTTTGGATTGTATTGCCTGATCGCCTCAAGCATGTTTAACACACCCAAAGCATTTGTTTGAATCGTAAACGAAGGCATGTCAAAGCTAATTCTAACATGGCTTTGAGCACCCAGATTGTACACTTCATCTGGGTCTACCTCTTGTAGAATTCTGTTTAGAGAATAAGGATCAAGAAGATCACCATAGTGAGTGATAACACCTTTACCTCTAATTCGTATATCTTGATTCTCTGGCACGGAGTTTCTTCTTACGATGCCATGAACCTCGTAGCCTTTCGATATAAGAAGCTCCGCAAGATAACTACCATCTTGTCCTGCAATACCTGTGATAAGGGCTTTTTTATTCATATTTTATGATAGTCTTAGTTCCTTCAGAGTTCTTGTAATAAAGACCCTCTTTTTCAGGGAAGTGGAGGGCTCTAGCCAGCCGAGTTATATCTCGAAGATCATTCAGCATTTTTCTTGTGTAAAGCGAGTTTGGTTTCTTTTGTACAGGAGTTGCTTCATAATCTTTAATCAATAGTTTATGAAAGTATTCTTTGAATAGTTCAAACATAGCATCCATCCCTTGTGTGTATAGGGAGTGCGCCGTCGATGACTCAGTTACCAAAAACTTTTTGCAAGAAATAATGGGTCCTGTGTCTAGCCCTGCATCTAACTCATGCAAAGTTATGCCTGTCTCTTTCTCTCCGTTTATGATAACCCAACTAAAGATGCCCACACCCCTGTAGTCTGGAAGTAGGCCTCCATGAAAATTGTAACATCTTCTACCCTTGATAAAATCCTCTCCTAGTATTTTATCAAACATTACACAAATTACAATGTCAGATTCCTCTAAAGTATCACAAAGCTCGAACCCTGTTGGTAGATTATTTTTAGCATATTCGATACACTTTTCTCCAACTGATCTAGCGGTCGCTATGAATACTTTTTGATTCATTTAAATACAGACATCTCCTGCAAGTCGGGCCAATCTTCCCACACCCACTGTCTAGGCTTACGCTGCTTCGCCTCCTCCAGCGCCCGTAGTCCCTTCTGTGCGGTCTCAGGTGTCATGTAGTAATGATATCCCATGCTTGAGATGTCTTGCTCTCTCCAGGGCTTGTCGGGCGTCCTACCATCGTAGGACATTTTCTTTAGTTCCTTCGCGGCTTCTTCATTATCTGTGAGAATCATCCCTCCTCTACCAAGGCTAAGATGCTTCTGGTGTTGAAAGCTTAGGCACATAAATGTGTTAGGCTCGTAACCCCCTTCTTCCCAGAACACAGCCGCATCAATAATATTGGTGTCCAGGATGGAATAGTAGTTACTCCAAGGTAATGTGTGAAACTGCCAATCTAATCCTAGCTTCTCTAGTGTGAACGGAACAGATATATAGGTTCTGTTAGGAATCATCAAAGGATGCTCAGGCTTTGTGTACCTCAAACACAACTCAAGCGCATGTGTGCAACAATCAGTAGCTACTGCATAAGGAGCGCCATAAAACTCTGCTATAGCATTCTCAAACTTCTTTACTATATTAAAACTCATTTAAACACCTTGTCCTTGGCTTGTCCTTCGTATGGACCCGTTTTATATTCATAAACTAGAGTATCATCTTCTAGTATTTCATAAGTATGACCTCCCTCTAGGGTAAATGACGCATCACCTGCTTTAAGTATATGAGTTTCAAGAAGGTTCATTTCTGTATCAAAATAGTATACTTTAACACTTCCCCTAATAACGACCCAGCTTTCTTGAGCAATAAACCTTGAAAAATTAGGAGCTTTCCATATGTGCTTATGAGGTCTAAATGTTTTACCTTCATTCATCTTTAGGAAAGAACACTGAATAAATTGATCAGAATCAACTAGCTCAGTTCTTTCTTCTGTAAAGTCTTCTGGTGTGCATACCTTGTGAAGCAGTTTACCTTTATGATATATTTTTTTCATTTCTAAGGTGTGTTCTTGTTGATTGCTTTTTACTTACAATAGAGATGCCTGCCTCTGTAAGCGGCAAAGTCACTATGTTTATATCATCAAATTCTTTTTCTAAAAAGTCTACTATTTTATAACCATTACCGCAACGATTAGACACAAATAATGAATTATCTTCAGGATCCGTATCATGTAATACAATAATACCTCCATCATTTAATCTTTTGTAACAGTTTAAAAAATCTTGCTTGACGCTTTCAAAGGTATGGTCAGCGTCTATAAAAGCCATATCTATCTTCTCATTAAAGTGATCGAAGAAGCTGTCTGTAGTTTTTATATGCACCTCTCCCTTAACTCCTCTATCAACGATATCGACTCCGATTTTTCTTTGACAGAAGGGGGTAACTTTATTCCATGTTTCCCCCTCGTACAAACCCAGTTCTAGATAAAGCTTTGGTTTGTATATGTAAGCCAATAATTTCACAAAATCACTATGATGAAAATTACTCATCTTTTTCTCCTTCCTGTATATGATACACTATAGAATCAAAAACGGTTTTATGGCTCATGCCATAAATCTCCTCCAAAGACCTGAAGAAGAAATCATCTCCTGACATATACACAGGTCTATCATTCGGATATCCAGCGATGAGATACTGCCCTTCTCTGAATATATTACCCTCTGGGTACATCCCACTTTCAAGAAACCTTCTAGATTCGAAAACACAAGGCATGTACAATCCTCGATCCTCACATCTATCCTCTGAAATCTGCTCTACATACTGATTAAAGCCCTCTTGGTCTAGATCCTTAGGACTCTTTCCAAAGTCTTTTTCTATGCCGTATGATCCACTACGCAGCTTCCCACTTTCGACAAGTCTGCTGCATGGAATATTAATACCATCATGATGCTTCAGGAGGTTACTCAGCCAGCTTGGGGAGAACATCATGTCAGAATTTACAAAACAAATATTATCATATTTACTTGTTTTTCCTGCGTGGTTCCAGCAACGGTAAACTCTGTTCAGGTAAAAATCCTCTGGTGTGGGATCATTGTAAATATCGAAGGGGACTTCTTGATTTTTCAAGGCTTTGAGAACTTCAGAGGTTGCATCATTTGCAACGATTCGTATTCCCACATCCCAACCATCTACCTCACAACTACGCAACTGTTCACATAGCAGATTTAGATAATCAACCGATTTATAAATCATTCCAATAACTTCAATGTTTTTCTTCATAGATATCTTTCAATGCTTTTTTATTTTTTGGATTTACTTTGTCTTTCAATAACCACTCAGGAATTTCTATATCAGGCACCTCCTCTACTCGAAGAGTTGTTTCATTCAATAGTCTATCCAATGCCCAACCAGACTGTCCTCTAGCCTTGTAGTTTTCATACTTCTTAATAATCTGGTCGTCGTCTGCAAAGCCTTTGTGGATGAGATTGAAGGGTATTCTACTACCGATGGAAAGCCCTTGAGGGTGTTGGCTCTTGTGAAGCCCTGACTCCTCATTGAACCGTAACCTACCATTGTTTCTCCAGAAGGCAATCCTTCCAGCTTTCATGAAGTGATCGTATTCATCATCAACCCGATGATACTTATCGCTTCTCCAAAGGTTATAATGCCCTAATGCGATACCATCGACATTACTCAGTTCAGAGCTAAATAGAATCTCTTCTAGCATTTGCCTGTCTAATCGAGCATCCAGAATAGTATCGCCGTCCATCCAGAAGATCCAAGAAGTATCTGGTTGCTCTTTCAGTAGCTTTTCCAAAAGCTCTTGCTTACAAAGTAGTTCTTCTTCAAATCTGTTTATCTTTGATTCTATAACATGAACATTATCAAACTTTTTGTAGTAATCTAGACTACCATCTGTGGACGCTTGATCATAAATATAAATCTCGTCACAGATTTCCATGGACTTAAACCAGTTTTCTAGATTGCCTAACTCAAGCTCATTGTGAAGTTGAGAAAACCCTACAATCTTAGGCTTAAACTTTTCTCTTCTTTTTGAAATATATAACATTTGATTCTTTTGAAGTAAACCAGGATCTTTTACATGTTTATTCTCAAAAGAATTGTCGCCATAATGATTTTGATGCAGTACCATTGGTGAGTCCACAATTTCGATTGCCAACCCTAAATCTTTTATCCTAGCTAGGAGATCATCGTCATCAAACCCGATACCATCGGCATAACTCTCATCAAAACCTCCTAGCTTTTCTAAGTTTCTTCTTGTGATACTTGAAGTAAAGTGGAGCGGTCTGGGATTAATCGTAGAGTGATTATACCAACCTTCCACATGACCCCCACTCGAAGCCCTTGCCAGCAGTTTAATTTCTCCAGATCCTAATGCTTCAGTCGATTCTTTACTTAGAGCATATGTTGAGAACGCCAAGTAATTATCTTCTCTTGTATTTTTCAAGGCATAATTAATAACTTCACCAACATGAAAGCACTCGGGGTTTTGAATCATAATTATGTCACCCTTAGCTTCTTTTATTGCCCGATTATAAGGAATACAAGGATTAACGTAATTCTTCTCTTCAGGTTCAACACGAATTAAAGTGATTGGGAACTTGTAATTAGATAAGATATCCTCTAACCTCTCAGAAGAATCACTACCATCATCAACTACAATCAATTCTATTTCGTCACATCGTTTTGATGATTGAATAGATTTTAAAGTTTTATCAAATAGTTTTTTTCTATTGTAATATGAAATTACTATGCTTAATTTAGGATTTGTTTCCATCGCTCCAGTATCTCCTCATCGGTTAGGATCTCAGGGTTGTTCTCTACGCCCCTGAAAGGCACTCCTGCGGCCTTACACTCGGCCTCTACGAGTCCGTAGGTCTCTCGCTTCGAGGCGTGGTATACAGCCTCTACAGAGCCGTACATGGCCTCCTTATCGTCTACATGGTTGCGGATCTCAACCCGTCCCATCAAAGGTTGAATGTACTTTTGAAAGTATGGGAGGTCAGTAATCTGACCATATAAAAGCACACGATCATACCCATCGTCAAATGCTTGCTGGATAGCTTTATGGGTTTGCTTGTGTTCATCAATACTACCAATTACACCAGCGCATTGTGAGGGAGTAAATTTCCAGTTGATCTTTTCTACGCGAGGGGGAATAATCTTGAATGGGTGATTGATTCCGTGCCATTCCCTTTGCGAATTACTTACATATTGAATAACATCATACCCCGCCGTGGGAATCTGTTGGAGGGGGAATAGGTTTGTCTCATGGCAGCTAAGAATGTGCTTTTTTATGTTTGTGGTTGGCACCTGAATGAAGTGGCTGATAAGTGTGTCATGCACAGTGAGCTTACAATCACTAATATGTGCAGACTTACACTTATCCATATGCCACTCATGGGGTCCGTAAAAAGTACAGTCTATCCCATTGTCATTTAGCAAATTAGTTAGACCTATATGGTGAACGGTGCTGCCGCCAGGATTAGACCACCCACTAACTAGCTTGACTTGCAACTAATAGCTCCTTGTACAGATCTAGTCTCTGACCTACAACCTTATTCATGTTGAAAGCTTCTTCTGTCTTCTGGTGTAGGTTCTCACCCATGCGCTTTACCATGTCGGGTCTTTTAGCGCACATGGTTAGAATTCTAGTCCACTCTGAGTGAGGCTTGTTGGGGTCAATCAAGAACCCTGTCTCCCCATCTTCAATCCACTCATCGTAGGCTCCACAGTTCGTGGCGACAAGTGGAATCTTGTAACGACCACACTCAGCAACCTTAATTTCAGACTTACTATCATTGAAGTCGTTCATCTCAAGGGGTGCTAATGCTACATCCATGTCAGTGTAGAACTGGCCGTAACGGTCTGCCTGTTGAGCGTAGTGGATTCTCCAATTTGATTGGCCTTTGAAACCACGCAGAATAATCTGTCGGTACTTCTTCCAAACATCAATCTGCCAATCATCCTTGGGAGTGTTTGGAGGGGGATGCCCGTAGAAGTCCCATCTACAATTCTCTCTACCCACTCTCTGATTGACAAAGTGAGGAACACCACTAAAGTATTTCAAATCTTGTTCGTGGTGGATACCTCCTACCCAACCAAAACGAGTGAAGTTCTTCTTGGGCTTTGGAATCTTAGGCATATTCCAGCAGGGCAGATCGTAGTCGATACTGTTTTTGATGATAGCAAGAGTGTTGCTTGGATTACAGTAAGGCGCTACTCGCTCCGCAAACTTGCGCTGAGTGACAGTTACAAGATCAGAGTTGTTGTAGATGAACTTGGTGATTTCTTCCAAACCCTTCTCTTTGTACACATCATACAATCTGTGGCCTTTGTAGATGTTGGTAAGAAGGTCATCGGTGTCGTAGTGTACGAATTTACCAAACTCCTTGGCCTTACCTACAATACGAGCTGTGTAGTTTCCACCAAAGTTAGACAGGTTCTGAGTGAACACAATGTCTGCCCACTTCATGTCCTCGAAGTCCCAATCCTTTTTCCATCGACCATTAGACTCATCTATACCGAGTGGATTCTTATTCCATCTCACCTCAACACGGTCTCCGTAAAGCTGCTCAAGCTTCTTGACAGGACAAATAATTCTATAGTACGCACAACCACCCTCGTTAGCTGGAGCGGCAAGTATTTTGAGTTTCTCTTTCATAATAAAAAGGAAGACACCAATATTGGTGTCTTCCTATTATAGTTCGACTAGCTAAGACTTCAGCCGTTTAGTTGTTGTTCTTCAGTGTTGATAAGAGCAACTTCTTCTTCAGCAACTTGACCAGAAGCTGGAGTAGAATCAAGTAGGCCAGGGATTGACAGAAAAGCTCTTCCTGCCTCGTAGAATGAAGGGCCACCACCTTGAGGTGAAATGTGCTTCAGTGCAGCGATAAGCTGACGACGAGGGCGACGGAAAGCCAGAGCAGCAAGAGTACCCGCTGCGATTTCGCTGCCAGGAGGGGCTGGAATACCCAGACCACGAAGGAATTGAACGAATGTGGATGCGTTCTGGTTGATTCCTTCCTGGTAGATCTCGTTGTAGCGAGTAGTAAGCTCTTCTACGCGAGCGAGTTCATCTGGAGGAACTTCGGTTAGCTCATCCTGATCAAGGATACCATCTCCGTTATCATCAAATGATGCGTAATAAGGAGCTAGTTCTTGCTCGATCTCCTGTAGCTGCATTTGAGTCGCAGGAGGCAAATCGTTAGATTGACACGAGGAAAGGAATACTAGCGATACAGTCGCTAGGGCGATTAAAAATTTATTCATAATAATTAACTTTGAAGTTTAGAGAGGTAATCACCATCCGATACTTCCTCGGACTGCTGGGTGTTACCCTGTGGAGCCGAGGTACCAGTGAGTGCCTGGGCTGCTTGCTTTACCTCCTCATAGTCTTCTAGCTTAACCAGATCATGAATATCATGCAAGCTCTCCATGCATGAGGCAACTTCAGCTTTGGAACCTAGAGGAGAAGACTTAGGACGAGGGGCCGACTGATCGTACTTGGGCCATTGTCCATCCATCTCTTTCACGATCTTGAAATCGTGACCAGATTCCACATCAGTAATGTCACCGAAGTCTTCATCAAGCATAGCGCCGATAATCTTCTTAAACAAGATAACACCAACAGAAAGAATCTTAATATCACCAGACTCACGATCAAGAATGTTCATGTAGTAACGAGCGCGAGGCTTGATCTGGCGAGCTAGATCCTCATCTTCCTTGCGCCCAGTCTTCCAAAGAGCGTAGTAGAGATCGCAAAGAGGGCAAGCCTCCCCGTGAACTTTACGGCAATGAACATTCCTCACGTTACCATCAGGACCTGGGACACGGTGAATCTTAGTCTCCGCATAGAATTCACGATCTTCATCCTTCCAGGGGAGGATGCGGACAGCGTTGTTGCCCTCAGGGATTTGGTAGAACTTGTTTAGGAAGTCCGAGTTGTTGTTATTGTTAGAACCACCAGGGTTGTTAAGTTGTTCGTGCTTGCGTCGTAGTGCGTCGAGATCAATAGGCATAATAGTTACTCCTTAGTTAGTATGGTATGATAGTGAGATCACTTGTAAAGTTTAGTTTCTTCTCGTTTATTTGCGGACACCTGTTGTAGCATGTCCTTTTTCTGCTCAAGAGCCCGTACTAGACCCTTGAGTAGTTCGTATTTGAAGGTAGCATCATTTACTTCTGATACCGCCTGCTGGTAAGTGCTGTCCGCGAAGACAAGATCATCTAGATCTTTAGCCGTGAGCTTGGTGGTAGTGCCAGCCTTGTAGTCCCGACGAAGCGTGGACGAAAGCCGAACAAGCTCAGTGTCTAGATCATTCATGCGCTTTTTAGCAGCACCCATTAGTCCATAATAGTACGAGTAAATCGACGCTTGGCGAAACATTTCGTTGTCGATGTTGAACTCGTCAAATTTGACAACAGCATCGCTGATGTCCTTGTAGTTTTCCCAGGTGAAATCTTCTAGTAGTACAGTAAGGTCTTCCATAGTGTTAATAGCCTCCGCAGTTCGTACAGGTAGATCCACCATTAGATTTACCCGCTTTCTTCTGAGTTGTTTGAACTGTCGTGCTATTAGAGGCTGTGGGGCCTGATCCTTTAACTATTTCTGTAATATAATTTGGATTCTTCAACTTGGCTGAGCTTACAGGGCCTGCGTTACTTTTAGAGTTTTTTGGACTAAACATCTGCTGGTACTGATCCTTTGTAATCAGACTGTAATTTCCGACAGTATCTAAAGCAACATAATCTCCAGGGTTGCCCGCGAAGGTAATTTTTGCTGGATCAGATTGTTTAGTTTTAACGATTCCGAATTTATAATCAATTCTGTAAAAACTTTGGTTATTGGCTTTCTTGACTGGGTTAGTCAACGCGACAAACTGCCATACACCTCCTAAGTAAGCTGATACTCTGGTGTACGTCTCGGCGGGCTTATCAAGAATACCTTCTAAATTTAAATCTATCATGTGAGCACCTCATACTATTTAGGAGGGCTGAACATGAACTTGAATAGTTCAGGGTTCAGCATTGCTAAAGTATGTAGGCCATATCCTGTTCTAGTTGTCAGGTCCTCGTTACTAAAATTCCCTACTTCGTTACCTTCACCAAAGCCCCACATCTCAAAAACAATATGAAGCATTTCGTGAATTAGAGTGCCCTTGTAATCCTCATCCTTCAAGTGAGGGTTTATATACATGGTAGACTTTACGAATTCTACAGCACCGAATTCTTTTAGTTTGGGATCTTGAACAATATCAAATGTTTTATAGCCAGCATTTATTGTCATAGGATGCTTAGGCCACTCTGATTTGGGTCGATTAATCTTCTCGATACTCGGCATCTCCCTCACCTAATCTAAGGGTTCCGTAGTCTACGGTCATGGGCACTGTAAATCGTGGGCGTCCGTTTCGAGACTTCATAACGTATGCTCGCATTCTGCCCTCGTCAAACTCCTCCTCGGATTGATTCAGAGACATTGCGAAATCACAAGTTCTGATCTTACCATAAGAGTCTCCAAGTTCAGCGTCGGTAATAACTTTTACCATGCGACCTTGGCGGTTGGTCTGGGTAGCAGTCCACACCAGGAAGTTGTGTTCCATAGCTACGCCTCGAAGCTCCTCTGCGATCTTCTGCTGAGCATGATACTCCTGCTGAATCTCCCGTGTGGGTCGCAGTAGCTCAAGGTAGTCCACGATCAGAAGATCAGGCTCGAACTCATTGTAGTTCTTGAGCTGAACCAGTAGGTTTCTAATTGTGTTGATTGAAGCTTGGCCTGTAGGAAACTCCTTGATGACCAATTCACTGCGAGGGAACTCTTTCTTGAACATCTCAAGACGTTCTTTGACAGTCAGTTGGTTCGCAGGATCCTTGAGCTTGAACTGAGGCATGAGTGTCATCACAGAATCAAACCTCTGTGCGATCTTATCCTCGCTCATCTCAAGAGAGATGTACAAAACCTTCCTGCCCTCGATCATTGAATGCACGCCTTGGTTAACCAGAAACAAAGACTTGCCAACCCCAGGGGGCGCAACAACCATAGCCAATTCCTTGGAACCCAAACCACCCTCTAGGGATTTATTGATGCTTGGGAGGAAGGTCTTGTACTTGTTCTCCTGCTTTTTATTGAAGATGCGTTCCCAACGACCAGTGATATCAGTGAAGTAATCCTGGCCCGTGTCTACGTCTCGGTTGATGAGCAAGGCTTTCTTTACAAGAGCCTCAACCTCATCCATACGATTTTCCTTGATTAGAGAGATGCTATCAGCGATGGCAGCCTTCATGGCCTCCTTCTTAGCAAAGTTCTCTACAAGATCCAGCATGTATTCTGTGTTACCAACTGTGGAGGCATCTACATTGTTAATGTAAGAT